TTCCATCCCGCCCGCGCCACTGATGATCCAGTACAACTGCGCGTTGTCGAGATCGTCTTCAAAGCCGTTCAGAATGAAATCGTAGGCGTCTATCTTTTCCCGAAGCCCGACAAGTTCGGACTGCTTGTGATTGTTGGCATATAACGGAATAATAGGGAATCCCGCGGCGGGTTCCCCTTCCACGATCTGCACGGTGCCGTCTGCGCGGTCTTTGCTGTCGCCGATGGTCACCCATGTATACGGCGTCTTCGCCTGCATATAGGCGTTGTCATCGACTTTCTGCCAGTTCCCTGTCGGAGTATTCTTAGACCACAAGAAGTTCGTCAGACCGTCCTTTTCGTACAGCGTAGCGCGAAGCGGCTTTGCTTCGTCAATCTGCCAAAACCGGACGCCCATGCTAAGTTCGCCCGTTTCCTCATCGAAGATCGCGGCGAATTCAAGGGGCGTGAACACCGTCAGATGGTCAAGGTCGTAAAAGCCGTAGGCGACACCGAAACACAGTGCAACCTTGCCAAGCTTCTGAAGCTTCAGGTCAAAGTCCGTGCCAAGCTTTGCTTCTTCGTTTTTCTTCCACTGTACGCCGTTACCTAACAAGTATTGGTTCAGCTGTGTCGTAAAAATTGAGAAGAAATTGGACGTTGACCTGTGCGTTGCAGACCACCGGTCCGGCACAACGCGCCCCGTCACCATCGTGACCATCTTTTGGTACTGCATGATGGTGGTGTTTCGGCACCTGTCGTAATCATCGGCAACCTGCGCCGTCTGATACAGATCGCTCGACCTGTGTTCCGTGATTACTTTTCGCACGAACTGTGCGATATTTTTGGGGTCTTCCCCAACTTGTAAGAAATCCTGATAAGTTATCATTTATCTACCCCAAAATCGAAACATATTCTTTACGCCCCGCATACCCGGCGCGGTTCCATATCCGTTCTGTGGCGTACCGCACAGCGTCAATGTGGTGGTTGTCTGCGTCCGGATACCCATTGATAATTTCGCCCTGTTTGTTGCGCTCGTACTCGTACTTGATGAATTCCGTCTTCGTCTTTGGACACCTTTTCGGGTCAATGACGATAGCCTTCAGCGTCTGAAGCCACACCATTGACCGTTCCACGCTGCCGGGGCCTTTTATCGCGCCGACAGCATATAAGCCGTATTTGTTGTAATCAGCGCAGGACTTCGGTTCCGCGCTGTCTGCCGTGATCCGGTCTGCTTTTGTCAGTCCGTGCGCCAACAGCATATCAGCCGTTTCCTTATTTCCCTTTTTGTTGGTTTCCAATTCGTCATAGATGTAAAGCGTTTGCCTTGCCGTGTCAAAATGGCAGGCGTTATATGCCCACGGGTCGGGGAAATAGCCCCAGTCGACACCGCGGTATATGCGGTCAAAGCGGCTTATTTCTTCGTCGGTGATCTCGCGTACTTCCACGTTTTCAAAAACATCTGAACCCGTGCCAACGGAAATGCCAAGGTATTCGTGCTGATACGCCTTTTCGTTGGCTTCCTTCAGATATTCGGCTTCTGCGATAAACTGTTCACCCAACCATTCCGGGGGGGCTTCCAGGTACGTGGACTTGTGGCAAAGACGGTCGGCGCGTTCTTCCATGCTGTCCATGTTTGCCCAGTTGTCACGGCTGATCGGCGGGTTATAGCTTTCAAAATTCCAAAACACCGAACCGCCGCGCATGGTGGACTGCAATATCGTACGTATTTCAGCACGTCCGGCAAACTGATCTTTTTCTTCAAAGTGCGTGATGCCGATATAGCCAAACGGTACCTTGATAGACTTGATCTTCATGGGATCGTCAGCCCCGCGGAACATTATCTTTTGCCCTGTCGGACGATAGATCAGTTCAAGCGGCGACACCTTGGCGTCCCAGTATTCCGCCATGCCCAGTTCGCCGATAGCCCACATATACTGCGCATACACAGAATCGCGGATCGTGTTACCAACCTTCCGAAGCACAAGCGCATGGCAGTCTGGATGCATCAGCATCAGCGTCGGCACCAATAAAGAAACGGCGGAGGACTTCAACGATCCCCTGCCGCCGCTTAAATCGTAGTGTGTATGCCCATGGTTTACAACATCATGAGCGAATGAGATATAAGAAGGTCCCAAAACCTGGGACAGCCGCACGTCAGACATCAACGATCACCGTTACGCCGTCACCGCTTGCGGTGGAATCCTTCGCCCTTTGCTGTGCCATCTTCGCTTCCGCCTTTATCCGTGCTTTTTCGTCTGCGGACTTGTCTGCCCCTGTCAGTTCCACCAACAGATCCATGGCTTTCGCCCAGTTTCGCCCCTTTGGGTCTGCAAGGTTCGCCATAATGGTCTGCACCACCAGTTCCGCGCCCGTGACTTCCTGTCCCGACTTGGTTTTATAGGTATTGTCAAGAATATCCTGCGCCAGTTTTCGCATATCGGCTTTGCGGCGGCGCGATTCACCGGACGCCTTCCCGCCCTTCTTGGCTTCTTCTTGACTTAGCTGATATTCCCCAGGCCGCAGGTTTTGTTCATTTGCCACGCCGCATCACCGCCCTTTCTTCGGCGTGTTTTTGCGGTGTGTTACCGCTAAAAAAATATTAATTATTCAATACTTTTCTGCCGAAACAGCCCTCGGTTCACGCCGGGGGCTTAATTCATGCGACAGAACCTGTCATTTCTGTAGCAACAGCCTTTATTACCACGCTTGCAGGAACAAACATTGCTTGTGATTCATAACCGTTATTTTTTTGTTTTCGTGGTGTCCATATCTTTTTCCATTCACTATAGTTATTCCGAAAAGCCATTCGCAGAAACTGAAACGGTATCAAATAAAACGAAGGCCAGTCATCAGGATCAAAGGTGTAAAGAATCATATCCACGTTTGTTTCGCGACTGACCGTCCAACCAACTTTCCCTTTTTTCTGATCTGTTGGACATCTGCTCCACAATTCCAATGCAAGCACAGGTTCCTGTCCACTCACAACGGCACCTTTTCTTCTTGCTTTTGCGTCTATATTGATTTGTGCGCCACCGTCAAGTGTTGCTATATAATCAATACCGCTTTTATCCAAATCAGTATCGGTTTTCTTTACGCTTATACAATTCGGAATGGCTTTCATTAAAAGCATTTCATCAAATTCTTACGGCAAAAGCATCTTCTGAAGCGGATACCCGCTGTAATTCTGCCACGCCACACAGGATATCACCACGTATTCCTGTACACGGACGCGGTTGTTCTGCGGATCCACGACCAGTTTTGCAGGGCGCGTCACCGTCCCCTTGTGGGTGTGCCCGACGATCAGCCCGTCAATGCCGTCGATGACGTTGCCCCACCGCTCGTTGCGGTTGACCGTGGCGCCTGTGTAAATACCGCCGCCTGCACCGTGCGTGACAGCGAAGCAGTACGTTGCCACCGCCTTGTTTTTGTTGGGGCCGCTTTGCCCGCGCCTGCCAAAACATAATTTGACAAACGCCGCATCCTGTCGGTAAACGTCCTCAAGATCCAGTTTTGCGGCGATGTCGTAGGTCGGATCATCATCCGCGTCCTTCAGGCTTCGCCGCTCATGGTTGCCGGACGTGATGCACAGCACCCTGTCCTTTATCGGTCGCAGGTACTGCACCATCCGCTTTTTCTGTTCCCGCGGTCTGACGGTATCGTCGAACGGGGACCCGACCGCGGAACGCGTGTTGTTATTGATCAGATCGCCATTAAGAACAACAAATGCGCTGTCATCCTTTGCGATCATGTTGCAGAAGCGTTCCCATTCCGCCGTCATGTGCGACAGGGCGCCAAAATGCACGTCTGCAACGGGGTATACCTTAACTGCCGTATCGAACCGGCGAACGATCATCTCAAAGTCGCTTTTCATACTTCGGTACGCTCTTTCCCTGTTACCCAGTATATATATTATCACGGAAAAAACGAACATTCCGAACAAAACGAACACTTTTTCAATTTTTTTCAAAAATTTTCACTATTTATTCACTGTTTTTGACCATATACCGGATAAACTTCATACGGCAGGCGTCTCCGGACGAACCATCGTCAAGCAGATCGGCGACGTCTTCCCAGGTTGGCTTCACGCCGTGGGCAGGAACAAGAAAGTAAAGCGAAACGATCCGGCGCACCGTGTAGTCATCAATGGTCTTCGCCCACCGTTCCACGGCTTCTTTTTTCTGCCGCAGGGCGGCGATCTGATCAAATTCGGGAAGAACGGGGTACGGGTATACATCGCCCTCAACGACGACCGTGTGCAGGGAATACGG